TTTTTATATTGAATTACAAAATTTAATATAATCAAATTCTTTTTATTCACCTATCAATACATATCGGGCACATGCTAGAGCACAATTGCGAGCTTTAATTAGATAAAATACTTCACTTGCGTAATCATCTAAATCTTTATCCATTATTATTGGTGGATTTCCTTTATAGGTCGAATATTTATTTTTAGATTCATTAAAGTATTTTTTTTTTTGAAATGATTTCATATATCTAACTATTTTTATAAGAAATCATTTTTTAAAATATCAATTTTTATGTAAGATTGCTATATTTACAGATTAAAAACTATTTAAAGGTTGTGTATATGGATTATCATTAAATGCGGTTAGTAAATTAGGATCAATACGAGCATCTAAGCTTTCGTTGGGTAATTGATCTTTATCCGTTGTAACCGTACATACACCAAGACTTGGTGTTTGAACATATAATTTAGTTGCTGCGGGACTATATTTATTTAATCGGTCATCGTCTAATTTTTTAGCTTCCATATTTATATCTTTTCCTCCAAGAGATAATTTGGTATTACTTAATGTTGGATATCTGCCCTGACTAACTCCAGTTCTAGTCTCATTTAATCTAGCATTATCCCACATAGCTTCATCACTAGGTCTATCAAGATAATTTTTAGCAGTGCCACTATATTCAAAATCGCTTGTAAATTGTCTATTTGTATTGGGCGCATCAAAACTTGTTGTTAAATAACCATCTCCTGGTCCTCTTATTGTCTGTCCATCAGCTATACCACTATATTCAAAATCACTAGTAAATTGTCTATTTGTATTAGGAGCGTCAAAATTAGTTGTTTTATATCCAGTGCCATTTTGCAGAATTGAGGAACCCATATTCCCCGTTTGACTATTATGTATATTTGTTTCTTTAATTGTTGTGCGGGCGATATTATTTGGGTCATGAACTGTAATTTTTTTAGTTATATTACCCATATTGCCACTGTGAGTATTATGTATATTTGTTTCTTTAATTGTAGTTTTTAGAATATCATTTGGATCATACGATTTACCTTTTTGTATAGGTGTTTTAAGATTACCAGTGTGAGTATTATGTATGTTTGTTTCTTTAATTGTGGTTCTTGCTAAATCATTAGGGTCATATACCTGAACTTTTTTACTATTATGTCCCATATTACCACTATGATTATTATGTATATTTGTTTCTTTAATTGTAGTTCGAGTCGTATCATTTGGGTCATATACGGGCACCCTTTTGCTATTATTTCCCATATTTCCGCTATGACTATTATGTATATTTGTTTCTTTAATTGTAGTTCGAGCCGTATCATTCGGATCATATACGGGAACCCTTTTGCTATTATTTCCCATATTTCCGCTATGACTATTATGTATATTTGTTTCTTTAATTGTAGTTCGAGCCGTATCATTTGGATCATATACGGGAACTTTTTTATTATTATTTCCCATATTTCCACTATGATTATTGTGAATATTTGTTTCTTTGATTGTAGTTCGAGTCGTATCATTCGGATCGTATACTGGAACTTTTTTACTATTATTTCCCATATTTCCGCTATGACTATTATGTATATTTGTTTCTTTTATTGTTGTTCTAGCCGTATCATTTGGATCATATACAATTGTTTTCTTAGCATAAGATGCCATATTTCCATTGTGACTATTATGTATATTTGTTTCTTTAATTGTTGTTCGAGTAGTATCATTTGGATCATATACAATTGTTTTCTTAGCATAAGATCCCATATTTCCATTGTGACTATTGTGTATATTTGTTTCTTTGATAGTTGTGCGAGCCGTATCATTGGGGTCGTATACTGGAACTTTTTTACTATTATTTCCCATATTTCCACTATGACTATTGTGTATATTTGTTTCTTTGATAGTTGTGCGTGTTGTATCATTTGGATCATATACTGGGACTTTTTTATTATTATTTCCCATATTTCCGCTATGATTATTGTGAATATTTGTTTCTTTGATTGTAGTTCGTGCTACATCATTTGGATCATATACAATTGTTTTCTTAGCATAAGATGACATATTACCATTTTGACTGTTATGTATATTTGTTTCTTTGATTGTAGTGCGTGCTACATCATTTGGATCATATACTGGTACTTTTTTATTATTATTTCCCATATTACCATTGTAATTATTGTGAATATTTGTTTCTTTGATTGTAGTACGTGCTACATCATTTGGATCATATACGGGAACTTTTTTATTATTATTTCCCATATTTCCACTATGATTATTGTTAATATTTGTTTCTTTGATTGTAGTTCGTGCTATATCATTAGGGTCATATACTGGGACTTTTTTATTATTATTTCCCATATTTCCGCTATGATTATTATGTATATTTGTTTCTTTAATTGTAGTCCGTGCCGTATCATTGGGGTCATATACTGGAACCTTTTTATAATTATATCCCATATTTCCTGTATGACTATTGTGAACATTTGTTTCCTTTATAGTTGTTCTGGCAGTATCATTCGGATCCCATACAATAGGTTTATTAGGACCCTGAACTGACATATATCCAACCTTATTCGGATTCCCTAATACATCTTCTTTTCTTGTAGTCCTAAACACATCTAGAATAGGGGCTATTATTGATTTAACAAGAGATGTAAGATTAGATACAACCGTTCTATCTTCAGTGGTTTCACGTTCATTAGGTCTAGCAAAATAACTAGATTTACTAAAGTCAAATTTATCTCCCTCTCCATATTTTTGTAAATTAGCATTACGCATTCCCGTAGTAGTAAAATTGATATTCTTACTATCACGTACAGATGGCCTTAAACTTTCAATATGAGTAGATGCGGGTCCAGCTACACCTTCATAACTAACACTATCTTGACGGGATGTTGCCCTAGCATCAAACTTACCTGGCATTTGCGGTTTAAGATTTGCTCCAGTAGTTTTAAGGTATCTATCGGGTGTTTGTATAAAAAATCTATCAGGTTGTCTATGTTTTACAACTCCATGAATACCACGATTCGTAACAGCAGCTATTGGAGCACCAGTAGCTCTACCTTCATATGATAATTTAGGATTATTTAAAGTGCGTATTTCATCCGTAGTTCTAGGTAAAGCAAATTCTTGAATTGAAAATTGTTGAAATCCACCACTAGGTTCAGCAGTATATCCTTTATTTAGACCAGGACCAACTATTATAGGATTGGTAGGTGTCTCATTTGTTCTATATAATGATGGTACAAATCTATCCAAAACTTCATTTGTTTGTCCAGGTGTGCCATTAACATAGGTAAGATTTTTTGTAGGTTTAAACATAGGTTCAACTGCTTTTTTTTCTAATTTAAATGTATTAATACCGCCAAAATTTTCAAGTAAGGACTGATTAGCAAAAGGGTCAACACTTTGTTTATTACTGCCTTTAAAAAATGGTACTTGATTATTATGAGTAAAACTATCTATATTTTGCCCAGCAAGAGAACTAAAATACTGTGGTCCATCGGTATATCCAGGTTGAGCAATTAACGGTTCGTAGAAATGTTCTAATTGATTATTTTTATTTTCTGAGTTAGGATTATCTATTTTAGTGCTACGCTCAGCAACAGGTCGTTCTAAATATTGTATAGACGTAGTTTGGTCATTAAATATAGCATCATTGAAATAGGGTGGTATAATATTGGTATTTATACCATCTCTTGCTTTTCTATAATTTTTTTCTACTTTTTTAGCTTCTAGGGCATGAGATGTATTATAAAAATTAGTTACAAGAGCACTTGATTGTTGTTGTCTATTTTGTTGAGGAATTGTCATTTTAGAATCAAATTGTCTAAAGAATTTATTGGGTGTATTGTTATTTAATAGGTAGCCAACACCTAATAAGCTACTTGCTACTATAACTTCCATATATAAATCTTTAGAGAAAATAATAATCTTTATTTACACTAAAGATTATAATTAATTTAAATTATTATAAAAAGTTCTTAGAAAAAAATTCTCATTTCATATTATATAATTCAATGAGTTTTAATAGACTTAGTTACGATACTTGCGAATATAGAAAACGTCTTGATGAAAGTGTTGGTCCTCTCGCTTATGTATTAAATCCTATGAAGTACGAAAATTGTAATAAGTGTAGACACGAATTAGGTATTGTAGGAGGTCCTGCTGTTAGTCAAATAGAAGGCGACCTTGTTATGCTTGAAAGCGAACTTCGTGGTCAAACTCGTCCCGCATCATTATGTCCTGCTATGAAATACCAACCTACATTTGGCGATACAATTCAAATAGCTGGTTCATCATGTTCCGCCCCTACTACTTTATCTACTAAACTTAAAGCCTTACCTCCATGTCAATTTATCAGATATAAGCCTATCCCATTGCCACCCAAACCTAATCTTGATATGTGTCCTGCTCCAAGAGTAAGTGCTCCTAATGCTTGTGGTCAACAACCTAAGAAGCCCCAATGTTTTTAATAGCTTAAAAAATAAATAACTATTTTAATTATAGATGAGTACTATAATTGAAATTTTTAATACTGAGGAACATAATAATCTAATAACATTTATAAATAATTCAACTGAAATATTTAATTTTATTCATTATGTATTTTTAAATCCGGATGAAAAAAACATAAATAATTTAAATCAATTATATAAAATATTTAATAAATATGACACTAAAGCTATAGATAAAATTAAAAATACAGATAATAAAACTATATTAGAAGTATATAAAGAATTTAATTGTGATGATAAGGATCATTTGTTAAAACTACATATAGATAATTTTATAGCTAGTCGTTCATTTACAAATAATTTATTCCATTTGTTTCAAAAAAATAATAATATAAATACTACTAAGATACCTAGTATATTAGAAATAGTAAATAGACTAGAATATTTAGAAAAGACCGTAGAGGAATTAAAAATTAGGGTTTCCAATAAAGATTTCCTCTCGAATGGGACTTCTACCTAAAAAATTTATATTTCCTCCTGATTGGTTTCTCATATTGTTAAACATATATATTGATAAATAACTTAAACAATATAGAACAATAAATGCCTTAATATAATCTCTTCCACTTCTATTTATATTATTTATAGTACTATCTAAATATAATAATATACAATAACAAATAGCAATAAATAAGGGTATTGAATGTTCATTTAAATAGTAACTAACCATTATATTTAAAATAGAGAATATTTAAACTACTATTTTAAACGTATTATTATTTAAAAAAAAGAGTAATTTTTTTTTATATCTCTTTTTAAATTAGAAGTAGTAGATTTTTCAACGGTTATTTTCTTTACCTTATTTATTCCATCTTCTGAGCTTTTTTTTGTATTAACATCCATTTCAACATTTTTTATTCCATTATCTATTTCTATCGTTTTAATATTTTCATTAGGTAATAATTTTGGAATATCTTCTATACTTATTTTTATGTTTTTTTCACTACTTTTAGTTTTATCTAGAGGAAGATATGTTCTATCTAGTCGTGTATTCATACTTATATTATCATTATCAAGGTCAATATTATACATAGGAAATTCTAAATCATTTGGTTTATCTTCTGATAATTTATCTATAATTTGAGGAGGATAATTTGAAATTTTATCTGTTTCTAACATAAAGTCATTATCTAATTCCATATCGTTACTATGAATCGATTTATTATTATTAAACACAATATCATTATCACTCAATACTATATTATGACTATTACTCATATCTAAACTTTTATATAAATTAATTTCTTCTTGTAATTTAGATGGTTCTTTATCTAAAATCGGATTAGGCAAATTTTGTTCTAAAAATACCGAAGGCTCTTTTTGATTCACTATATTTTCTGAAAAAATAGGTTCTTCAACGATTGTATCCGCTTGTATAATAGGTTCTTCAACGATTGTATCCGCTTGTATAATAGGTTCTTCAACGATTGTATCCGCTTGTATAATTGGTGTTTCTTGTAAAATAATAGATTCATTTTTAATTTCTTCTCTATCTGTATGTTCAATTATAGGTATATCTATTTTAGATGATGTTTTTTTTGTTTTTAATTTAGGTTTGATCTCGTGACTTACACTAACTTTTGAAAAATTATCATCTTCTTCATTATTATCGTCTTTTTTAGCCTTAGATACTTCTTTTTTAACAGATTTTTCTAATTTTTTTTTATCTTTTTCAGTAATATTCGTAGTTATATATTCCTCATCATATTTAGCCTTTTCTTCTTCACTATTTTTATTCATTTTTTTCTTTTTAGAAGCTTTCTCTTTTTCTTCACTTTCACTACTGCTGCTACTACTACTGCTACTACTTTCATCATCTATTGTAATGTATTGTTGTAAAATATTTTTTACTGGTAATAATTTACGAATTGTTTCATTAATAGATTGCTCTATAATCAATTCGACTTCACGCATATTTCTTTGATATTCTATGGTATTTACATCATCATAATAAAGATATGGATTTTTCCAAAATTGTCTAGCGCATTCAATATATGCCTTATGAATAAAAAAATCTCCGTTAGGTATTTTAAGATTAAGTGTTTTATTTTTTTTTTTTGTCTTAATACTAGAAAGAATTTTAGCATGACTTATAAATACAGCTGTTATTAGGTCATTTATCCAGTCACATTGTGTTTGATGAATAATACGATTATATTCCCCAACTACAATATTTTGGTTCCAATTAGGAATTCTCGATAATAATATTTGAAACATTTTCATTGGGCTTTCCCTATTATTTTTTTTAGCTTCTTTATAAATTGAATTTAATCCATCATACATAACTGGAACTAATAAATTACTTAATTGCTTAGTATATTCCTGTTTAACTTCTAATAAATAATGAGAATATGCCTCTTTACTCATTCTATATTGAAAGGTAAGAAAGATTAAGTAAAAATTAAACTTAATTTAAAAGGTTAGAATACAAAAAAACATTTTATTATAATATATTATAATATGAGTTTTAATAGAGCCGCATATGACGATGGTGCTTATAGACAACAGCTTAATCAATCTGTTAGTGTAGGAAATTATTTTTTAGGAACACCTAATAATTTAGATGAAAATTGTGAGGCTTGTTATCCATATGCTCCTACTGTAAGATTACAAGTTCAAGGCGATAGTATCTTAAGGGATACGCCATTGATTGATGTAGATAGTGAGTTATTAGGACTTAATAGACATTTATCAAGAGATCCCGCAACACGTTTTATACCCTGTTGTCCAGGAGCTGCTTGTAAAGGTGGTTTGCCCTGTGGTGGTGGTGTTCTAGAAGAATGTACGAATTGTAAGGCTAATCTTAAAAGAGGACAACGTCCAGCAGATGTGAATCTTAGACATTTTAAGGATTGTTTTTTTCCTGAAGAATATACTAGATTAAGTAATGGTCCATGTACTCTAAGAGGCACTGGTTGGAATCGTTGGGAATGGTTGTGTTTAGACCCACAAGAAAGGGTTCAAGTTCCATTTGATTTTAATATAAGTAGTCGTTCCATTTCAAAAGATAATCATAGGCCTTGTATACCAACCCCTATTGATCCTACTCCTACTATGCCCAGAGGAGGCAATTTACCATGTGTTAAAACAACTCCAGTATGTAGTAATAATATTTTACCTGCTGATATTCAATGGCGTAAATGTGAAACGATTCGTCAATATTAAATATTTTATTTTTTTATAAATGATATATATATGGAAATAAATAAAAAATCGATACACTTTATACTTCCAGGAGGAGGTGTTCGTGGAAGTTTTCAAGCCGGATTTATATATCATTTAAAAAAAAATTATAATCATCTATTTGAAATCTATCAAATTGATGGAACAAGTGTAGGGGCACTTAATGGTCTTTCTTTAATTGTAGATGATCACGAACATATTAAAAATATATGGTATTCCATTGAAAATATAGAACATATTTTTAATCCCTGGACATTTAAGCCTCTCTGGAATAAATTTAAAACAATATATCAAGGTTTTTTTAAAAAAAGTCTTTATCAAAATGATGGATTAAAAAGTATTATTTATGATAATATGACTAAAATAAATAATACATTATTAAATAAATATAATTGTGTAGTAACTAATGTATATACTGGGGAATATGAATATATAAATGGGTCTGACGAAAATATCAAAGATTATATTATGGCTAGTGCTAGTCCGTGGATAATATCTCCGATGATTTCTATTAATAATTATATGTATATTGATGGCGGATTATTACAAACATATCCTATTCAGAATATAAAAAATAGTAAGGCCGATATTAAATTATTGTTAGGTTATGATAATACACATACAAATAAAATAGGTATGTTAGGAGATAATATCATAACGTATCTTACTAGACTAATTGATATTAGTCGTCTAAATCAATCAAATATTTGTAAATTATCAAAATATATTAATAAATATAATATAATCGCCGTGGAAAATCC